TTACCTATTGGTAGTTTTGTTTCTTTTCCTGCTGAAATTATGCGAACAAGCGCGCATATTATTATGCAAGGATCAAGAGAGATTGCAAGCGATAATGCAATTATTCGGCAAAGAGGAATGCAGCGGCTTGCAGGGTATCTAGCAACTAATAGCGTATGGGCTGGGTCTGCAAAAATGGGGGCGCTGGCTCTAGGCCTTAGTCCAGAAGAGCATGAGGCAATTCAAACAATGTCTCATACGCCTTGGTCTAAGGCTCCTAAAATTCCTGTGCGTTGGGGAGATGATATTGTAACTATTGATACTCAGTTTATTGATTCATATAGCACGATTAAAGAGCCTTTTATGGTTGCCGCCGATAGAATTATGAATGGTAGATTAAAAGGAGAGGCATTAGAAAGATATCTAGTTAGTGCTGGGATTGACGCAATTACAAAAACACTGGCTCCATATACAGATGAAGCAATTATAACAGAGACATTCTCGGACATGGCTTTTGCAATGATGGCTGGTAATGGAAGAACTCCAACAGGAGAACAGCTTTTTCCTACAGATCAGAAGTTGGTAGATAGATTTACAACAGCCTCTACTTATATGTTTGATGCGTTTAAACCCGGAGTTATAAAAAGTTTTCAAAACGTAGCAATGGCAGACAACGGTGAAATAAGGCCCGGAGTCCTTACGCCTAAAAAAGATATTTCAACAGAGCTTGTAAAAAACTTTTTGGGTCTTCCAACACGAGTATTAAGGCCAGAAGAAGTTGTTTATTTTGCTGGTGGTAATTATAAAAACGCATCTAAACAAGTAACTAGCCCTTCAATCGCAGAAGATGTTGAAGGTGAAGACTATGTTAAAGATATGAAGACGAGATATGAAAGTCTCTATGAAGCCCAGCAAGATTTGTATGTGTCTTTGGATGCGGCATTGACAAGGCTTGGCCCCGCAAAGGCGCAAGAGCTTTTAGCAAAACAAGTCGGGGCAAAAGCAGCATTTACTATTTTAGGCAATAGGTTTTACTTGCCAGAAGTTCCTAAGCTAGAAGAATTTTTAAGATTAAAAAATGTAACTGCTGAAGAAGCAATTGAATATCATAGCGAACTTATAAATGCTAGAGATAGGGCCATGTATACTCGCCTTATTCCTGTCGAAGAAAATACTCAAAGAGAAATAAATACTAGAGACAGATTTGCTAGAGGCGGTGAAGTCAAAGATGTTCCTAATGTTCCGAATGAGCCTGATGAGCGCATCAATAAAGTTACAGGGCTTCCATACAACGAAACTGCTGGGCCTGCATTTATGGACGAAGAAGATCCTATGAGGCGTCTACAGCTTTTTGAAGGCGGTATTACAAGAAGGTTTGCGGTTGCTAAAGGTGGTCTGCCTAAAGATATGTATAGGCGTGACGGTAGCATTAAATCTGCACAAGGATTTCTTGGCCCCGTTAAAAATTTAGAAACTGGAAAGACTATGACAGAGCTTTCCATAGATTTAGAAATAGGTGGCAAGAACGTACAGATTCCTACTATGGTTCCAACCCTAACGTCTGAAGAAATAGAAATATTACAAAGTCAGAATTGGGAAGGAAGGGCCAAAGAGCTTCCGCGTTCTATTGTTCGTAAGGCTGTTGACCACGCTAGAAAGAGAATAGATGCTGGATTAAATCCGTTTTATCAAGATGATGAGGGGCGTGAAGGAAAGGCCAAAGGCGGCAAGATAGATAAGAAGAAGATGGCCTGCAACAAGCCTCGACGCACACCGAACCATCCGAAGAAGTCTCATGTTGTTAAAGCCTGCGAAGGCGGTAAAGAAAAGATCATTCGCTTTGGTGAGCAAGGCGCTAAGACTGCTGGTAAGCCCAAGGCAGGCGAGTCAGCGCGTATGAAGGCCAAGCGTAAGAGCTTCAAGGCTCGTCACAGGCGTAACATTAAGCGCGGCAAGATGTCTGCGGCTTATTGGGCTGACAAGGTTAAGTGGTAACGCTCAGTAAGGTTGTGTGGCGTGATGCCGCTGGAGGCTCAAACATGGGCTGGCGTCCTTTACTAGCTTTAAAAGAACAAGAGACTGCCACAGTAATTTCTTGTGGGGCTATCATTCACGAGGATGAAGAAAAAATAATTATATGTCCACATATGATTATTGAAAACAATGAAATATCAGAAGGCGATGCAGAGATTGCAATACCAAAGCCTTGGATAATTTCAAGAGAAAATTTATTGGGGCTACCGCCGGGAGATTAAAATGAGTAAGCAACTTGTAAATATATTTACTAACCCAATGTCTGGGCTTATTGGCGCGGCTATACAACGCTCTCCAGCAGGTATGGTTTATGGAGCCGCTAATGTAGCAACCAAAGCTATTACAGGAAAAACAATACCACAACACGCTGTTACTGCCGCACAGAACGCGGCTAATCAACCGCCCAACCCTAACTCAAACAAAGGGCAAAGTAATCCAGCTTTAGCAGAACAAAAAATGATAAGGGGCGCGGCTGTCCAAGATCTAGAAAAACTTTCGTCATCTAATCCTAACCTCTCTCGCGGAGACTTTGATCGTACAGCTAGAGCTAAAGGTGGTAAAGTTTCTTATAAGTCTATATCAGATATGGAACATGGCTAATGCAAAGTATTTTTGATTTAGACCGTGACCCTTTTAAGAAGGGTGGCAAAGCAAAAAAGAAGAGTAGAGTTAATGAAGCAGGTAACTACACTAAGCCGACAATGCGTAAGAATCTTTTTAACAAGATTAAAGCGGGTAGCAAAGGCGGTAAGCCGGGGCAGTGGTCTGCACGTAAAGCACAGATGCTTGCTAAACAATATAAAGAAAAGGGCGGCGGTTATAAATGAAAAAATCTCAAAAGTCTTTAGCTGATTGGACAAAAGAAGATTGGGGTACTAAGTCTGGTAAGCCTTCAACACAGGGGCCAAAGGCTACAGGAGAACGCTATCTTCCTAAGAGTGCTAGAGATGCTTTAAGCTCTGCTGAGTATGCAGCAACCTCTGCAAAGAAAAGAGAAGACACAAAAAAAGGCAAGCAGTTCTCCAAGCAGCCCAAGAATATTGCTCAAAAAACTGCTCGCCATAGGGCCAGTAGAGGCGGCTTCCTTGCCAACGCTATGCCTACTGGCAAACCCTGTTGATTGCATCAATCTCTGTCTCTAACTTTGCGTGTATATCCCCAGTAATTTCTTTAAAGGATCTAATCGCCGCACGAATTAATACTTGAGACTCTTCTTCCCTGAAGACCTTGGCGATGTGATGATCTGGTAACTCAGCATGCTCAGTGACTAGAACACCATCTGAGTCTATTAAGATCTTAAAGCCAATAATAGTTCCTTCTTTCATACCGCTCCCTTTTAATTATAATTCACAAGCTCCACCAACGCAAGCTAATGTTTGCGACCCCTCTGTAAAGTCATCTGACTCATTCAAATCCCAATCAAAAGACTCTGGGAATCCTTTCATCATCTCATTATATTCTTTCTTTGTGATCTGCTCATAGGGTGCTTGAGCGTATGTATGATTGTCATACGGCAAGAAAGATATGCCAGAGATTGTATCAAAGTTATTGTATACCCAATTACCGATTTCAAGAAAGTCTGAGTCACGGTAATACACTGTGATGCTAGGCTTGTGTTCACACCAATGTTCTTGGTATACGGCCCACAACTGTAGTTGCTCCATTCCTGTCTGCTCTGAGGCGAATACAGCAGCCTCTGGAGCCTTCTTAGGGAACGAGAATACCTTAGTACTGGGTGAAAGGTTATCTATTTCACAAGGCACTCCAGCGTCTTCTAAGACCTTACATAGTGGATCTCGTACATCAGCCCTAACCCGTCGAATATAATAGGGGGCATAACGTCCGTGTATGCCTGACGCAGAATCTACAAGTTGGGATACCGTACCGCTAGGCTTAACGCAAGTGATAGCTGTACTCTGAGGAATGCCAAGCCGCTCTGACCAAAGCTTATTAGTTTCGATGGCTTCATTGCGTAGCTTCTCTAATAAAGATCCTAAGTTGGGATTGTCTAAGGTTAAGAGTGGGTTGTCTAGAATACCAGTAAGACTAACGCCCAACAAAGACTCTTCCTCAGTATTAGTTTTCCAGATATTTCTTAAGTATCTAAAGTCCGTTAAGGTAGCTTGGAGAGTACCCAAGATAGTCGCAACTCGTACTTTTCTCCTAAGACTGTTAAACGTATCTTCCGGTCTGACGACCACTTCTGAAAGGTTGCAGAATTGATTTGGTCTAAGGATGATTTCACTGCAAGGGTTCGTTCCGAAATCTCGTTCACTATCCCGTCTACCGTTTCTTGCAGCTTGTTTTTGACTTGCAGCACGGCTGAAGATTCCGCGCTCTCCGCTTTGTGATTCATGTAGGCTACTCCATTCGTTAGAAAATAAATTAAAGGAAGGCTTGCTGGTATAGCAGGCACTATTATTTGCAAGGCCGCGTTGTGGTTCTGTATTGTACCAAGCACCATGCTTTGCTTGACGAATATCATCGTCCTGTAAATCAGAGAGGCTGATTAAAGCACTGCGCCTTACCCCTCCAACAACAACTATTTGGGCGATTTTGCAGCAAAGATCGTGGCATTCAAGGGGCGTAAGCTTTCGTCCAGCCGCTCCGTTAAATAATCTAACTGTAAATTTGAAGAGGTCAACAAGAGGTTCTGGACCACTTGCTCTACCTCCAAAAGTTTTAAGGCTGGAACCCGCAGGTCGAACTCTAGATGTATCCCATTCTGGTATTTGACCACTATACAACAACGAAACCAATTCCCTAAACGATTTCGCCCATCCAATTTTTGAATCCGGTACATGAATGACTGTATCTGTTGCATGGAAATCCTCTGCAATTTCTGGAAGTTTAGAAACGTACTTTTCTTCGACGCTAAATCCTACGCCTGTACCACACATAAGGACATACATCATCTCATCAAAGGCTCGAGGACTATCAATAGCGAGATAGCTACAGTTAAAGCCTGCTACATTGTCGCGGTCTAGTGCTTCTCCTGCGGTCATAAGCGCCCTCATAGAAGGCATAACCTCTAGATCGTAAATAGATTTAAAGATTTCTGAAACATCGAAATCATTTAAGTATCCTTTGTCTACCCAATAATTAACGTATCGGTTGACAGTTTCTTCCCATGTTTCTCTACGCTGTTCTTCTGGTAGGTAACGAGCGTATCTGCTTTTGTGTATGTATTGTTGATAAGCGTCCAATTATATTACTCCTTTCTTGGGTGGTATATTTTGACCAGTTTTTTATTTCAGTTAGATTCCTTCCGCATCCTATACAAACATCATCCTTTAGTTTGCATATCTTTGTACATGGTGATTTCATTCCATCTCATCTATAGTATTCAAATCATTTATATTTAATTTATATTTGTTTCTTTTCTTCAGAGGCTTGAAGCGTTCTTCATCTTTATCTTCGTGTTTCTTTCTTTTGTGGCGGCTGAATTTTTCTAGGCGCTCACGCTTTCGATCATTCATCATCTTCCAAGCTTCCCCGCTTTGTTACATCTATCCAGCCTTCTGGAATGCTATCTTCTGAATACCACTGAAAACCTTTAGAAGACGCCCACTCGCAGTGAGAACGCTTCGTACCGTCTTTCCTGCGCTTTGCTTGAGGCATTGGTGCATTGGGGTCAGCAAACAAAAAGACTAGTTCAGTGTCTTCAGGCAGCGCCTTAGCAATCCAAACATATTTATTGTATTCGCTATGATCCCAGAAGCGACCCTTAGCTTCTAGATAGATCTTCTTACCATCAACCTCTTTAATAAAGTCAGGGTGGTAGGTATGCTCAACAATGTAATCGACCTTCTCTGAATGGAAGCTCCACTCATTGAGAATGCCCGAATGTAATTCATACTCCCAGTTTGAGTCGTAGCCAGAAACAACATTCTTTTCTTTTGGGCGCTTCACTCTTTGAGGACGCATACCCTTTCTTATTTTTGGTTTCAATGTATTGTTTCCTCTAAGGCCATGTCGCCATATATTTCTTGTAACTGGTAATAGATTTGGATCAGCGCGTTTTCATCTAGATAATTTTCTTTTATTATTTTTGAAGCACAATAACAAATCAAAACTTCTAGCGGTAAGTCATCTATCATGATAAATCAAGATGAGTATAAGAGTCAATAGGCTTAGAGGGATTAAGTGTGTATAGTTTTTTAAGCCGCTTGCGCGTCCACTTCTCTGTGAAAGCAGACATAAAGAACTGCCCTTCGGCAAAGTAGTGGCTATTCATCTTCATAAAGTCTTTATAATTTTCAGCCGTTATTTGAGCAGCCTGCTCTTCTGACATAAGACTATGAAGCCATTGAAGAGAAATCTTCTCGACCTGACGATTGATCTGCTTCATTATTTTTCTATTCATACAATCTCTTCTACCCTTGGAGCAACCTCAACGTGCGTCAGATATGTGGGGCCATTAGCATACTTAAATGCTCTCAAGCCTCTACCATTGTTAGCGTCTTTATAACACTCAAACTTATAAGAACAGTAGTTACAATTTCTATTCAGCTTCATGTTACCTTTCTTGCCATCAGGCACAGACTCATAACATCTTGCTGGAGGCGTAGCCAGCTTCAAGGCTTTACGAACATCTTGGATCTGTTTGCTTATGTTGGGCTTGTCTAGCTCTTCTGGGCGATAAAGGCAAAGCTCACCGCTCTCTTTGTTAATAACTAAGAAGCCGCCTTCAGAAGACTTTTCAGCTTCTTCATAGCCAGCAAGCTGCGACATATATCCAAAGGGATCATCTTCTCGCAGGCGTCCTTCACGAAACTTATTGAAGGCTATCTTAGATGCAGTCTTTACGTCTACTACTTCGCCATCAATCTTACAGTCGATATGCCCCTTGATCCCACGAACATCTATTTCTTTTTGTTCGTCAGTAACCTTGTGGTCTGCGGCACGAACAAGCATAAGAACAATTTCTTCAAGGATATGTCCGTAAAGAAACTTAACTTGTGTGGCTGGAGAGGGTACTGAAGATTCAGATGGCAGATTGTATTCGTACCAAAGCTGCCTAGCTGGGCGACCAATGTTAGACATACGCAGAGTAAACTCAGAGTTTCTTTTTGAAGGCCTTGCCCATGCTAAAACGGAATCTTTAATACGAGCTAGTGTAAAATCCAGATCTTCTTCTGATAAATTAAATTCACGGCCTTCGGATAACTCTGAAAGCTGTCCATAAATATCGTCAATTAATGTGTCAAGTTTCATGCTCTATGCCTTACGAAGCGACACTTGCGTGTCTTTGAATTGTAGTGTAGGTATTGTACACCAAGTTCTTTTTGTAGTGCAGTCTTAGATGATAGCCTGCCATCTTTGTAAGACTTTACATCTATTAAAGTGATCTCTCCCTCTGGACTCATAGCCACAATATCTACTGGCCCTGTGCATCCACAGTTCTTGAACACATGATAGCCGTTATCCCACAGCCATGTAACGGCATAGTGTTCTGCTAGGTCACCGACCCTGTTAGGCTCTACTTGATTAGACATTTTTTAAATCCTCTATATTTTTTAATTCTTTTATTGGTAGGTTGTGGCAATCTGCGCTTACTCTCCATCCATTGCTTGGATCTGTTTGACCTTTCTTTAGAAAAACTGCCCTATCAAAATACTCTTCTTTTGTAAGATATCCCAATATCCAACCCTCTTCCATGTTGTTTAATATGCGCGTAAACACATAAAAATTACAGGCTTGTTTTGTATTAAACGCGGCGATAGAGCATTCGTAGTTTGGTCTTGGGGGCGTATTAACTCTTTTTGTTTTAACATCAATAGTAAAAGACTGTAGTTTTAAATCGTAATCATAGGTGTTTTCTATTGTGGCCCCTAAAAAATTAGAAACTATTATCTCTCCAAGAAACCCGTGAGTGCTTCCTTTTCCAGATGTAATAGAATTATTTATTATTCCCATAGCGCCTGCTTTTTCTTTTGCAATGTCTATGATATCCTGAGATATGTTAGTGTGTTTCACTCCAGTTATCTCCTATTTTATATTCGCCATCTAAAGAACAGAACAGCTCTAACTCTTTTCCAGCTTGCTTTATTGCATCAACCCCCAGTTGTCCTGTTGAATCTGCTTGAGACTCTTTTACTTCTAGCTGCCATTCGTCGTGTACATTACAAACAAAGTTTGCATCTAGAGTATTCAATCTAATTACTTGGTTTAAGTTTACCATAGCCTGCTTCATAACGATAGCTCCTGCGCTCTGAAGCAAAGTATTTAGTGCAGCGTGTTCAGATCGTACATATAGCTTACGGCCATCAAGACCTTTTAAGAAGCCTTTTGCAGCCGCTCTTCCAACTGAGTCTTTAAGATGTTTAAATGCAGGGAGATTATCGAAGAAATGCTTTCTAAGTTTCGCACCATCACGTTTGTTTCCTCCAACCACACTTCCAAGCTTTTCATCTCCTGCTCCGTAAAGGAGTGCATATATAAATGTTTTCGCTTGATTTCTTGATTCAAGTCCTGCAAGTCTTTGGTTAGCTGAGTGTACATCTCCGTGGAGTATTTCATTTTTAAAGTCCTCATCTTTCATGTAGTGCGCTAACATCCTTAGCTCTAAGCCGCTGGCATCAATACCCACAAGCTTGTAGCCTTTAGGCACAGTCCAGCAGGCTCTACACTCTTTGCCGTAGGGAGAACCAAGACTAGGAACCTGTGCCATGTTGGGGCTATTGTGCGTCATGCGTCCTGTGATAGTGCCATTAGGATTTACAAAGCCTCTGACGCGATCATCGTCGTGAGTTGCCTCAAGCCACGATGTAGCCTGTGCTATGCGCTTCTGTAGTAATAGATATTCAGCAATAAGTTTTGCTTCAGGTATGTCAGTGATCTTACTGAGAGTAGATTCATCAACGATTGGTTGGCCTGTAGGAGTAAACTTCTTAGGCTCCCAACCAAAGTCAATTAGATATTCACCTATCTGTTTGCGTGATCCAAGGTTGAATGGTACTTCTTCAATGCGTACAGCCTTACGCTTTATTGCAATTTCTTCATACTCTTCTTGTGTCAGTCTGCTTTTCTTTGTTGATCCCTCAATGAGAGCCATCTTAGAAAGCGCACCTGTCTTTGTGAAGTGAGCAAGCAATACAGTCTTAAGCTGCTTAGGCCTAAAGGTTTTTTGAACTTCACGTTCAACTTCTTTTAGGCGGTCAGTCAGTTCAGCAACCAGAAGGCTTGCGGCTTTAACGTCCAGAAGAAATCCATGCTCGCGTTGATCAGCAATAATTTTTAGTGTCTCATGCTCAAGAGTAACTGACTGCCGACTGAAGCCACGAGACTCAAGCTTAAGATTATTAAACATCTTTGCATTGAGTACGGCATCATTGCGACAGTAGTTAAGCATCTCAGGACTATACTCACCAAACTCTGTGTGGTCTATCTTCTGAAGGCCAATACGATAGCCCCAAGACTCAAGGCTATGGCCTCCCTCACGAGTAGGATTGAACAGTCGAGAAAGAACTAATGTATCTACAATGGCTCTACCATTTGAAAGATCTACGTTGTGAATCTTCTTGATTGCTGGAAGATCATAACCAATAATGTTATGTCCTATTAGCTTATCGGCTGTAGATAAATGAGCCAGCCCCTGAACAATCTCAGTAGGCCCAAAGGTCTTTGTCTCGCCTGAGTCGGGATCGACAGCAGCAATACACCAGATCTTTGTAGGCTCAAGGCTATCAGCCTCAATGTCAAATACCATGCTCTTCATAATTCAATCTCATCTTGTTCTTCTGCTTCCATTGATATTTCACTGAGCCTGCCAGTATCTTTATCATAGAAGAGATGCGTAGCGATTCCGGTGTCGCCAGTGTAACGAGACTTAAGAACTCTAACTCTTGTTGTACTGGCCTCAATTGGATCTTCAGATTGTTGATTACGCTCAAGAGATATTACACTATCAGACAACTGTGCAATACTCTGAGAGCCTCTCATGTGACTAAGGTTTACTTCAATACCATTCTCATGCCCACGATTGCCATCAATCCTACGCAAGTGTGACACAAGAATCAAGCCCACTCCAGTTTCTTCAACAAGAGTTCTGAAGTTGTGCATAATAGAATCTATGTTTCGACGCTCATCACCGTCGGTTGTCATCGACAGTAGCATATGAAGGTGATCGAATACTATCCACTTACACTCAAGGCCCATCGCCATAAAGCGTAGTTTAGAAAAGATACTATCGACATCATTCATTCCAAGGTGTGCATGAATATAAACACGATTCTCGTTGTGTCCTCCATAAAGAACATTAAAAAAATTATCTATTTCTTCTTCGGTATACTTGGCTCTAACGCTATCAATGTGTAGACGATCATTGGCTTCAATAGAAAGTATACCATCTACTGTACGCCTCCAATCTTCTTCAAGAGCGATAACACCGACACGATCATTAGTATTAGTAATCAACCAGTGCTGAAGCTCTCGCGTCACACTAGACTTACCAAGGCCTGTGCCTCCCGTCAAAGTTATTAATTCCTTTTGTCTTAGGCCTTCAAGCTTATCATTAAGGCCGTGCCAAGGATAAGGTACTGCTTCTTTCTTTTCGCGCTTCTTGTAGTTATCGCGCTCTTCACTGACGTTTAGAATCCCAGACGGCGTATAAAGTTTTGAACCCCACCACGCAGTAACATAAGCTTTGTGGTGGCCCAGCTTGAGCATCTCATTAGGATCTTTGAACTCAGGTGGGAGATTGAGGATCTTAGCTTTTCCGGGCTTGAGGATACGCGCCACTTTCTTTGCGGCTTCTTTTCCGGGCTTGTCGTTGTCGAATGAAATGACCACCGTATCAAACGATTCAAGGAACTCAAGATTTTCTTGGACATCTTTGAGTGCGCCTTGCGCTCCATTCTTAACAGATACAACCGGCCATTTACTCCCCAGAAGTTCGTATGCCGCCATAGCATCACATTCACCTTCAGTGATCGTAATGTATTTGCCGCCCGTCTGCGCCACTTGCTGACCAAAAAGACCAGTTCCTTTGGGCGAGCCTGACCAAGTAAAAATTTTATTTTCTCTGCGAATTTTAGTAGCGACTTCTTCATTGTTTATGTACGCTGGATAATGATGCTCAATAATTTTACCGGCTTCATCCTTGACTGACCGGACGCCATATTTCTTTGCAGTTTCAAGAGATATCCCTCTGTCTGTTAGTGCATGATAAAACACACTTTGTGTATCCTTAAATGAATTGTTGTCGTTAGATCTTTTGAAGCTATTAAAGTCTGCCACGTTGCCTCCCATTGCAGATTCATAGTCTTTAAAAAAAGTCCCGCAACTAAAACATTTTGCAGAACCGTTTTGATTTACGGAGACAGGATCGCTGCCTCCGCAATTTGGACAAGGTTTTTGATAGGCCACAAAGTCGCCCATGTTTATTCCTCCGTTTCATTGTCCTCAACCAAAGCTTCATCTTCAAGGAACTCTTGCATCTTGGAATGCAGAGCAACTGAAGAAGCCTGTAAGATTGTTAAGTCTGCTTGCAGTGCGTCCATTCTTTGTTGGACAGTAACAAGAAGATTGAATGTTGCCTGACCTTCGCCAGACAACTTCTCAACATCATAGGTTTTATCTTCGTGCGTGTATCTATAATTCATTACAATTCATCTCCATCATTGTCATCAGAAATAATATCAAACTCTGCTCCATCTGGATTTGCATATTCAATAAGATTTAATACTTGCATGGCCTGAAAGTCTAGACCTTTGTATTCAGTACCATTCCAAGTAGTCTCCCACTCTTTGTATTGAACACGAACCTTTGAACCATTACCAACAGCAACATTTAATGGCTGTTTGTTGCGGTCTAAAAGTTTTGGGGCAGAACGAATCATACCATTGGGGCCATTAACTTTACGTTTAATTAAAAGGGCTGGGCCTTCTTCCATGTCTTTAACCGTAAAGCCGCGAGATCTAAAATCATTTGCAACCTCATTATCTACTACAAGATTAACTGTATACACAGGGGTATAAGTTGTATTAGGTGTAGTAACAGAAGCCCAATAAGCAACGCCTTCAACAAGTGCCATAATAAAATCTCCTTAAGATTTGTTAAACAAGAAAGTGATGTAACGCGGAATACAACTAATAACATAATCTTCAGTCAATGCTTTTCCCTCCTTTTCTGACATTAGATTAATCCAACTAATCATATTTCTCATAGCGTCTGAAGATGGTAAGCCAGTACCTAGCCCCATAACAAACGCACGACAAAGATGATCTTCAATATTTAAAACCTCATCCATTACTCATAGTCTCCTGTAAGTATAGTCATCTTTACAAGATCTAATAGAAGATTAAACTTTTCCATATCAATATCAGATACTACTCTTAAGTCTTCTCCAGTATCAACTATTAAGATAAAAGGATATCTTAACTCTTCTTCGTTTGAAGAGTCTTGTAATTTTTTAAGGCCTTCAGTAACTTTATCGTTAAGAGATTTCTTTTTATCTTGTTTAAAATTACCTTGTATAACTTTCAACGATTACCTCCAGAACCTTTTATCACTCCACGTTCAGCACGACTGCGGAGTTTAGAGAGATTATACTCCGCAACAGTAGACAAGTCAACTCCCTGATCTTTTAATAACATAGAAAGATTCCAAAGGACATCACCGGCTTCTGATATCACATCATCTCTATTGACATTTTTATCGTCGCCCCTTAACATAGGCTTAATAAATAAATCAGATAGTTCTGCTGACTCAACCATCAAAGATGCAATAGGATAAAACATGTCTTTGTATTGTGCCGTTTCAGCGGCAGCTTTTTGATAGTCATCAAATTTCATTTTGAGCTTTCCTGTATTAACCAATCAAGATAAACACGAGCCTTCCTAAGATCTTCTACACCATTTTTGTATTTAAATCTATGTAAATATTTCATAACATTTCCAGCACAGTAGTCACAAAAGCCGGGGCCGAGCTGTTGTTTAATATAATCAATAGCCTCTATACCACCTTTGTTATAGTGCTGTGGTTTTGTAACAGCATTATGTTTATCTTGAGGATGATAAAGCTTTCCGGTTATATTACTAGATCTAATCTTATTCCATTGTTCTGGTGTTACATCATCAATACTCATAGCTTACCTCCATACTAAATGTAATCAGTTAATATAAAAACAACACTAAAAAAAACAATTATTCCAAAAGCATACCAATATTCTGGCATGGTGCAAATAAAATGTTTTATGCGATCTTTGTCCATCTCATTGGCCTCCCTTTCTGTAACCAATCAAAGAATTTAAATTCATAATATTTGTTGTATGCTGTAACAGTGTCAGGATCTTTGAACTCGTCGGGCATACACTGAGGCGGGTCAACAAATCCTTTACTCTCAATGCTTTGCGGGGCTTTGCTAGTAAAGAACTTTAACTTATCCCAACTCTTATGGTTGTGTTTGAAGCGGCTTTCAAACTCTGTACTGAGAGCTTCAAAGTGTTTATACAACCATTCGTAATGTTCCTTACTTTGTCTAGCCCAAACTGTACTAGGATGATTGACATGAGCCGCAAGATAAAACTTATCATCATGTTTATCCATGACCCAGCGTTTAGCCTTGCGGCCTGATTCAGTTCTACCCTCAACAAGATTACCGTCAAGGAAACGATGAGCAGTAGAAAGAATCTGTGCGGTTTCTAGCGGCATCTTTACGATATGCTGGTCACATAAACTTTCTGCAGCTTTCTTCGGACATTTACTTCGATAAAAAATATTCATATTTAATATCCTCTAACACATATTAACAAAGCTATTCATATGTACAGTTGCGATATGAATGTTACCATCCATACAATACTGATAAGCATCTGCTAGAGCGTGTGCCGCCTTCGCAACCAAGACCGCTTGCTCATCTCTGTTTATTCCTTCGCACGAAAATTTAATTTCATGCAAAAGTTTCATTTCTTTTTCGCCGTCTTGTTGTTCGTAAATACGAATGATTGAATCATGCCAAAGCATTTCAGTCGATATCATATTACTCATATCTAGTCTCCATGATCTGCCCA